GTCGCCGACCCGGAGCCCGAGGCCGTCGCCGACCCGGAGCCGGAGGCGGAGGCCGACCCGGAGCCGGAGGCCGTGGTCAAGCCCGACTACGACATGGAGCTGAAGAAGGCCGACCTGGTCGCCCTGGCGGACGAGCACGGGGTGGACTCCAGCGGGACGAAGGCCCAGATCATCGCCGCCCTGGACGCGCACTTCGGCGAGTAGCCGGGGGAGGTCACCCGTGCCCATTTTCAGGATGCGGGTGGTGAAGTACATCCCCGAGAAGCTCTACGGCTTCTGTCACAGCGACCAGCACCACTTCGAGGCGTTCTTCCACATGGCGTCGTTCCAGCCGGGCGGCCCTGTGGAAGTGGCTCGGTGCTCCGCCTGTCCGGGGAGCCCTCACTGCCAGTTGACCGACGATCCGCCCGCCCCGATCTTGGGCGAGGTCGTTGATGTCGAGTGCGAGCAGGGCAGCACGGGGGGAAGAGCCCCCCGTGCCTCGCGTGTTGAGCGGGTGACCACTCCTCGGATGATCCTCGGGGTGGTTGAGTCGTTCGACCCGCAACGTCGGTACGGTTTCGCGATGGGTGATGACCAGGTGAGCTACCACCTGCACGAGAGCGAGATCATCGGCGGCCGTCTGCCCCTGGCGGGCAACCGCGTCGTGTTCTTCGCTGGTCTGCGGGAAGGTCGCCCCCGAGCCTGCCATGTGAAGGTGTGCCGATGAGCAAGAAGAAGATCGGGAAGCACGGCGGCAAGAACGTCTTCGGCGGGTCGAACAGCCGTGGGCTCTACGTCCCGATGTCCGAAGACGAGCAAGAGGTCATCCACCGGCTGGTCGAGGCCGAGGACATCCGGCTGATCATCCACGGGTGGGGCGTGCTGGAGCGGCCGAGGTTCCTGGTGGGCGACCACCGCATCGGCGTCCAGTTCAAGATCACGTTCAACCGGCCCGCCGCCCCCACGCCGGTCTACTTCTTCGACCTGGAGCTTCAGACGCGGACGGGCATCTGCCTGGTGAAGGAGCGGCTGCCGACCATCTACAACGGCCAGCCGGTCAAGGTGATGGCGGGGATGTACCTCGACATGCAGTGGGACATCGCGATGCACAGCATCGACCCCCGCCTGGTGAAGCTGCTCAAGCCGGGGGCCATCGGCCTCACGTCTCGCCGCCAGGACCGCGACACCGGCCAGATGACGGCCGAGGGCAACATGCAGCTCACGTCCGCACAGAAGAAGACCCTGGGCGAGCTGGAGCAGGCGCAGGCGGCGAACCGGGCGGAGGACGCCCGGAAGATCGTGAAGCTCACGAAGGACGCGGGCTACGAGGTGAAGAAGACCGACAAGGGCTTCGAGGCACCCGACCTGGACTAGGCCAGACCGTTAGCGACCACCGCGCAGGAGCGCCAGTGCTTCGCCCCGGTCTGGACGTGGTTGGCCCGGACAAACTTCGCCAGGGAGCGGCTGAAGGCGTCGTAGCCGAAGGCGTCGGCCACGCGGACCACGTAGCCCTCACCCTCGTTGCCGACGCGGCTGGAGCCGTCGTAGCAGGCCTCGACGGCCTTCTGGTCCCACTCGCCCCGGTAGAGGACGGGCACAACCTCCAGGCCGAGCAGGGCAGCCCACTCGACCGTCTCGTCCCACGACAAGCACACGTTGTTCTCGTCGTAGATGGCGAAGACGTAGAAGTAGCTCGCCAGCCGGTCGTAGCCGAGGCTGTGGGTGGCGAAGACGTTCTCGCCGCAGACCCGCCAGCCCTCGGGCAGATCGTGGCCGATGGTGGCTGCCAGGGCGCGAACCCACGCCTGCGACTCGTGCGAGCGCCCATCTACTGATCGGGCGTGCATGTAGCCGCCCGCGTAGATGGTGGTGTTCTCACCGTCCAGCTTCTCGGTCACGACCACGTCCTGGCCGACGAAGTGCTCGACCGACCCGAGGGTCTTGTCGTCGTCGGTGGCCCCGAGGCTCCACGGAAGGTGGAAGCTGCGGGGGTACTTGATGCGGGTGGTCATGGTGGCCTTTCGTGCCGTTCTGACTCTACTACCGGCTGATTCGGTGTTCTGAGCCCGCTACTTCGCCTATCCCCAGCAGAAGGTGATGGACGAGCGAGTACGACATCGCCGCCAGGCGGCCCTCAAGTTCAAGCAGGCGTGCGGCGAAGGGGCCGGAGAGCGGCTGTCGCTGATGCACCCCCGCTTCAACCTGCGCGAGGTCGCGAAGCAGTTCCTCCTGCTCGAAGACCACCTGCTGCACCCGTACAAGCACTGCCCCGACTGCATCCGCAAGCACCTGATGACGGCGGAAGCCTTCTCAGAGGAGGCGACCACCCTGGACAAGGTGGGCATCTACCGCGACCTGGCCGAGGGTCTGGCGGAGCACTGCCGGGAGTGGTTGGAGGGGTTCGAGAGCGGGGACGACCTGGCGGAGATCGCGCAGCGGGTCCGCAGCGTCCGCAAGAACCTGGTCGAGCTGGTAGCCGACCCCCGCGACGGGGCCACCCGCGTCGCAGCCCGATTCATCGCCGCCACGACCCCCTGCCCCCACCGTCGAGTGGACCTCAGCGGGTAGGGTCGGACGGCTCCAACCTGTGAGGTCGTCGTCCATGTCCCAGGGTCGCATCGAAGTCATCACCGGCTGCATGTTCAGCGGCAAGTCCGAGGAGCTGGTCAGGCGCTTGCGCAGGGCGAAGATCGCCAAGCGAGCCGTGTTCGCGGTCAAGCACGCCAGCGACGACCGCTACGACCCGGTGAAGATCGGGTGCCACACGGGAGCGACCTTCGACGCGCACCCGATGGCGGGCATCGAGGCCATCGAGGAAGCCGCTCGTGGGGCGGAGGTGGTGGGCATCGACGAGGCGCAGTTCTTCGGCCCCGACCTGGTGGACTTCTGCGAGCGGTGGGCGAACCTCGGCGTGCGGGTCATCGTGGCTGGGCTGGACATGGACTCGGACGCCAAGCCGTTCGGGCCGGTGCCGCACCTGATGGTCATCGCCGAGGACGTGACGAAGCTGTCGGCGATCTGCATCCAGTGTGGCGAGCCCGCCACCCGCAGCTATCACCTCTCGGGCAAGACCGAGCAGGTCCAGGTGGGGGCCACCCAGTACGAAGCCCGCTGCCGGAGCTGCTGGCAAGGCGAGTAGGGCGACCCGCAGCCCCACTTCTCCGGGTAGAGCGTACCGTGCCCCTCACGGAGGACCGATGCGCCCGACCGAACAGATCGACGACCCCACCTGGCAGGACATCCACGACCGCGACGCCCTGATCGCCCAGCTCACGGCTAGGCTGGAGGGCGCAGGCCCCCCGACCACCATCGCGGGCTGGCAGAAGGCCATCCACAAGTACGCCCTGGACAAGGGCTGGTGGGAGGGCGTGCCGGACGTGTCCGCCAAGCTGATGCTGATGGCGACGGAGGTCCACGAGGCGTTCGAGGAGTGGCGGAACAACCGGGGGCTCGACGAGACGTACTACGAGGCCGACAAGCCGACGAAGCCGGAGGGCGTGCCGACCGAGCTGGCCGACGTGGTCATCCGGGTGCTGGACTTCTGCGAGTGGGCGGGGATCGACCTCCAGGCCATCATGGCCGAGAAGCACGCCTACAACCTGACCCGAGAGCACCGGCACGGCGGCAAGCGAGTCTGAAGGAGCCCCCATGAACCCGACCATCGTGGTCGGGGCCTTGGGGGACGACCCCACCGAGGCCCGCCTCTTCTACGGCAAGAACGTCCTCGACGCGCTCCGGCTCCTGCCGGACGAGTCGATCAACATGGTCGCCACGTCCCCGCCCTACTGGGCGCTGCGGGACTACGGCGTCGGCCACCAGGTATGGGGCGGCGACCCGGAGTGTGATCACGAGTGGGGCGATGAGATCGCCGGGCGGAGTCAGAGCGGGGGCACCGGAGCCTCGACGCTCGGGGCGGCCAGCGGGGGCAACAGCATCAGCCCAGAGGGCGTGCAGCGGTCCCTGGAGCGTTCCCACGCGGCCCCGAAGCGGTCGTCCTTCTGCTCGAAGTGTTGGGCCTGGCGGGGCTGTCTGGGCCTGGAACCGACGCCGAACTTGTTCGTGAAGCACCTGGTCCTCATCGGCCGGGAGATCCGCCGGGTGCTGCACCCGAGCGGGACCTTCTGGCTCAACCTCGGCGACTCGTACATGAGCCACTCGGCCTCGGCCGGGGCGCAGGTGGGCGGCTTCGAGGGGGAGCGGCAGAAGCAGGAGGACGGCTACCGCGAGGCGGCCATCATCGGGAAGCCCTCGAAGGTGCCCGGCCTGAAGGACAAGGACCTCGTGGGCGTGCCGTGGCGAGCTGCCCTGGCGTTGCAGGCGGACGGCTGGTGGTTGCGCAACGACATCATCTGGCACAAGGCCAACGCGATGCCGAGCAGCGTCCGCGACCGCTTCTCGTGCAAGTACGAGCACGTCTTCATGTTCGCGAAGCAGGCCCGCTACTTCTTCGACCTCGACGCGGTGAAGGTCCCCCACACCAGCGGGACCTACGACGAGGAGGGCAACTTCGAGCCGAACCAGCAGTGGTTCGAGTCCGGCGAGGGCCAGCGGAAGATGGACCAGACGGACGGGCAGCTCGGCCACCTGGCCGCGAGCCCTCGTCGTGTCGGTCGCGGGCTCTTCGACGCGGCCGGGAAGAACCCCGGCGACGTGTGGAAGCTCTCGACGGGCGGCTACAAGGGGGCGCACTTCGCCGTGTGGCCCCGGCACCTGGTCGAGCGGTTCATCCGGGCAGGTTCGAGCGAGCACGGCCGCTGCGTCGCCTGCAAGGCCCCCTGGAAGCGGCTCACCGAGAAGGTGGGCGACATCCCGATGACGGACCGCCGCCGGAACCTGGCCCAGTACGCCACGTCGGATGTCCGCCTCTCGCAGGAAGGCGGGGGGACGGCCCACAGCACGCTGGGGGCGGGGGCAGGCGGGGATGTCCCGCTGCGCAAGACCGTCACGGTGGGCTGGGCACCTACCTGCGGGTGTGATACGCAGGAGGTCGAGCCGTGCGTGGTCCTCGACACCTTCAGCGGTTCAGGGACGACGGGCGAGGTGGCGATGAAGCTCGGCCGCAACTACGTCGGCCTGGACCTCAACCACGAGTACCTGCCTCTGGCTCAGGCCCGGCTCGAAGGCCGCAAGGCCCCGACCGAGGACGACGAGCCTGACTTGATCGGGGAGCTGTTCGGATGAGCGTGATCGACCGCCTGGTGTTCCACCCCCTCGGAGACAACCCGCCACAGGCCCGGCTGCTGTACGGCCAGGACGTGCGGGAGAGCCTCAAGCTCATCGAGTCCAACAGCATCCAGGTGGTCTGCACATCGCCTCCGTACTGGGGCCTCCGCGACTACGGCGGGGAGGCGGGCGTGTGGGGCGGGGACCCCGACTGCGACCACGAGTGGGGTGAGGTCGGCCCGGCCCACCATCCCGGCCAGGTGCCGTGGAAGAAGCTCGGGGCGGCTGCGACGGCGAACGTGGCGGGCCAGACGGCGGGCAGCGGGCAGTTCTGCGGGAAGTGCGCGGCCTGGCTCGGCAAGTTCGGGCTGGAGCCCACCCCGCAGCTCTACGTCGCGCACCTGGTCGAGATCTTCGAGGGCATCCGCCGGGTGCTCCGCCCGGACGGCGTGGTCTGGCTGAACATCGGCGACAGCTACAACGCGGCCCGCAACGGGGGCCACCCCGGCGGCAAGAAGCAGTGGAACCCGGACCAGCAGAAGCACCCCGGCCAGTCGGGGGTGAACGCCCCCGGCCTCAAGCCCAAAGACCTCTGCCTCGTCCCCTACCGCGTCGCCCTCGCGCTCCAGGCTGATGGCTGGTGGCTCCGCGACAACATCGTGTGGCACAAGCCGAACCCCATGCCGTCGAGCGTCACGGACCGCTGCACTTCGGCGCATGAGGCCGTGTTCCTGCTCACGAAGTCGGCGCGGTACTGGTTCGATGCTGGGGCGATTGCGGAGCAGGCGACGTATCAAGTGTCGGCAGACCGGGCAACGTCCGGCGACTACTCGGCGGCCAGTGGTAGGAACGACGGAGGCGAGCACAGGTCGGGGGGGTTCGTGACAGGGGCAACCCGCAACAAGCGCAACGTCTGGACCGTGAACCCGAAGCCGTACCCCGGAGCGCACTTCGCGACCTGGCCGGAGGCCCTCGTCGAGCCGATGATCAAGGCGGGCAGCTCGGAGCACGGCTGCTGCTCGAAGTGCCGTGCTCCCTACCGGCGGGTCCTCGAAGTCGTCGAGACGATCTCGACGAAGTGGGGGACGAACAACCAGGAGACGCGGGACGCCCGCCTGGCGACGATGACCGGCGGCATGTCGAACGACATGGGCGCGACGATGAAGATCAAGAAGACGGTCGGGTGGGAGGCCACCTGCAAGTGCGAGGACGCCGAGGTGGTTCACTGCCGCGTGCTCGACCCGTTCTCCGGCTCGGCGACCACCGGGGCCGTGGCGATGCGGTTCGGCCGGGACTACGTCGGCACGGACCTCCAGCCCGACTACCTCGACCTGGCGGAGGCGCGGCTCCAAGGCCGCAAGGCTCCCTCGAAGAAGAGCGAGGCGGACGACGGCCCTGATCTCATCGGGGAGTTGTTCGGGTGAAGCCGGTCATCGTTGAACATCCGCTCGGGGACGACCCTCCTTCAGCCCGGCTCTACTACGGCCAGAACGTGTTGCAGACGCTGGCCGACCTGCCGGACGCCTCTGTGCAGATGGCCGCGACATCTCCGCCGTACTGGGGCCTCCGTGATTACGGCGGTGAGCCTGCGGTGTGGGGTGGCGATCCGAGCCACGACCACGAATGGCAGGAGCATCGGCAGTACAAGGACAGCCCGGTTCGGTCAGGGTCGGAGAAGACGGGGTTCCACGACGCCGAGACGACCAAAACGCAGCGGTGGACCACGTCCGGTTTCTGTGCCTGCGGAGCATGGCGGGGGCATCTCGGCCTCGAACCGACCCCGCAGATGTTCGTGGACAACCTCGTGCTGATCTTCCGCGAGGTCCGCCGGGTGCTTCGAGATGACGGGGCGCTGTTCCTGAACCTCGGCGATAGCTACTTCGGTTCAAGCACCTCCGCCTCGAAGCACAAGAACCTCGGCCGCGACATGGTGGAGGACGGTCGCTGGCCGAAGGACAAATCGGCGGGCGGCTCGAACCCCAACCACAAGAACACGGCGTGGCCTGCTGCCAAGGCGAACCCGGAGGCGTACTGGCACCTGAAGCCGAAGGATCTCGTCGGCATCCCGTGGATGGTGGCGTTCGCGCTTCGAGCGGACGGCTGGTATCTGCGCAGCGACATCGTTTGGGCGAAGCCCTCGTGTATGCCGTCCAGCGTTCGAGATCGGCCGACCAAGAATCACGAGTACATCTTCTTGCTCACGAAGAACGCCCGGTACTTCTACGACCAAGACGCCATCCGGGAACCTCTCGCAGGGGAGCCGCACGCTCCGGGCAACAAGGAGCGCGATGGCGTTCTGATGCAGGAACGCTGGAATCAAGGGATCTCCACGGACCCCAGTGCAGATCCCGACAGGGTGTGGGGCAACCCGCAAGGGCGGAACAAGCGCAGTGTCTGGTCCATCAACCCCAAGCCGTACAGGGGCGCTCACTTTGCGACATGGCCTGAAGAGCTGGTCGAGGTCATGGTGAAGGCGGGGTCCGCCGAAGGGCACACGGTCCTCGACCCATTCAGCGGATCCGCGACGACGGGAGCTGTCGCGCTGCGATTGGGGCGTCACTACATCGGCTGCGACCTCCAGCCCGACTACCTCGACCTGGCGGAGGCTCGTCTTCAGGGCCGCAAGGCCCCCGCGAAGGGCGACGACGAGCCCGACCTGATCGGCGACCTGTTCGGCTGATCCACCCCCTTATCCCCCCCAACCCCTCGCCCCGAAACTCGGGGTGGATCTGGACATCCTTGTCCTTCACCGGGCGTTTCTCGGGGGGTAGACCCCCCTTGCCGGAGAAAGGGGTGACGCTCTCGCGACCCTCTCACGCCAGGTTTCTGTCTCCGGCAGCTCGTGCAGAGCCCCGAGAGAAACTCGTTGGAGGAGCTAGAGAAACCGTCTAACTGCGGCTCTGTGCGTCGAAAAACCGTCTGGAGCCCCGCCGATTTTCTTTCGGCGGGGTCCTAGAGGTCTTTTGTGCAGCCGGAAAGTCCCGTTTCTCGCTTCGCCAGGTTGTTCTCCCCTACAAGGGCCGCTGGGCGTGAGAAACGTGTTCTCGAAAAACCGCAAGTCCTTGGCCCGTAAGGGATTCGTGACGCGGACCCCCATTGGGGGGTTATCGGGGGTCAGACGGTGCGGCGGTGCATGTCGAGGAAGAAGTCGGGGGCCTTCAGGGCGGTGATGCGCGAGGCGAGCGCCTCGACGGCTCCACGACGCATCTCGGGGGAGTCGCGGTCCACGTCCCAGGCCATGTCGATGACGGTGACGCCCATGTTGCGCAGGACGCCGACCATGTGATCGATCTCCGTCTCCAGGCCGCGCAGGTAGCCGATGTCGATGGCCTGCTCGCACTTGCGGCCCGTCTCCTTCTCCATCCGCTTGGCGACGCGACGCTCGCAGATCTCGGGCGACGCCAGCACCCGCACGCAGACGGAGGGCAGGAGCACTCCGGCGGTCATGGCGTGGTAGATGCTGGAGTAGGTGTCGAACTCCCGCTGGCTCATCATCCCGCCCTTGAGCTGGAGCCGAGCGAAGGCCGTGTCGCCGAAGTAGCTGCGGTCGAGGACGGCGTGGCCCATCCCCTGCATCGCGTGCCACTGGGCCTGGAGGTGCATCCGGTATCGGGCCTGGAGCTGGTGAACCTGGAGCACGAAGGACCACCGCTTGGGGTCCTCGTAGTAGTCGGCGAGGTAGGGGTTGCCGACGTTCTTGCCGTCCGCCCCCTTCTCGTCTGGCTCGAACAGGGTGAGGGCGTTGAGCGCCTGTCCGAGTTCACGGCTCAGGGTCGTCTTCCCCGATCCGATGAGTCCCTCGACGATGACGACTTTGTGCTTCGGCTTCACTGTGGCTCCTGCTCATGTACGGGCCACACGGCGTCCAGCACGCCGAGGGCCAACTTGTAGGGGTTCTCGGGCTCGTCGCGGACGACCTCGATGCACTGAAATCCGCCCCTGGCGGGGTGGGGGAGATGCTGCGGCTGGCCGAGGCTACCGAGGGCCTCGAACATCCGCTTGCGCTCGGCGTCGTGGTCGCCGCCGGGCTCCCGCAACGCCGGGGTCGAGACGAAGGGCGTCAGGTCGTCCCACTGCGGGATCAGGCCCTTGCTGCCGCCGATCTTCTCCATCAGGTAGCGGGCGACCGCCACATGGTCGGCCACGACCAGGGCGCTCGGCGGGTCCGGGTCGAGATCCTGCGGGAAGCCCCGGTAGCCGACCTTGAAGTCCCAGCAGTCCGCCCCGAGCGGGTTCCAGGCGGAGTGGAACAGGAGCCCGGCGTCGAAGCAGGCCCCGATGTGCCGCTCGGCCGCCTCGAACTTCTGCCCGGCGGAGCCTTCGCTCTCGTCCGCATCGACGAGGGTGTAGTCCTGCTCGAAGCCGAACCAGACGAGCTTGTGGTTCGGCCCACGGAGTTCGAGGGCCTGGCGGAGCTTCGCCCGCCAGTTCTCCTCGATGCACTCGTCGTGCTCGTCACGAACCTCGCACAGCACGATGTAGTTCGGCTGCGGGCGGGTCGGGTCGGGCAGGTAGAAGCAGGGCACCAGGATGTGCCGCACCTCGGAGCACTCGCAGGCCCACCCCTGCTCGCAGTCGTCCTCGTGGTTGGTGTGGCTGAAGGTCCAGCGGTCCACGAGCGGGATGGGCTCGCCCTTGCCGTTCTTCCCGATGAGGATCGACTTCTTCTTGAAGTTCAGGTCGTCGCCGTCGAACCAGACGTAGTCGGCGAGGCCCATCCCCATGACCTCGCCACCCTGAACCACCTGCAAGTGCGACATGACCAGCCTCCTGTCGCCCACACTACCCGCCTGGGCGGGGCTCAGAGCGGGGGCACCTCGGGTAGTTGTGGAAGAAACTGCTGGAGACCCCGTGGGCCGACTCCCGTCGAAGGAAATGGTGGTGCAGGCCTGCGACCAGGTCGTCGCGGAGAACTACGTGTGGTTGAACCCGCTTCAGCCCATCCAGTTCCGCGTCACGGGACGTGGAAACAGGCGCTTCATCGACATCTGGGCGGGCACGAAGTACCTCACGGTGGTTGAGCACCTCGTGACGGTGAGGGGCGTTCGAGAGGGTGCGCTGGAGCAGATCCTCCTCGAACCGCTCGAAGACGAGCTGGATCGCCGGTTCCTCGCCCGCAAGGCCGCCGAGGCCCTGGACCTGGAGAGGTTCGCCGCCTTCCAAGCCCTGACCGTGGGGATGCCCGTCTGCAAAGCCCTCGGCGCGTCCTTCTGGGGAGAGTGATGGACACCCGCTGCACCACCGACGCCTACGAGGCCCTGTACGCCCGCTGGCTCGCGAACCCCGGCAAGCTGCTGGACGCGGCGGGGTACGAGCCCGGTCAGATGGTGCTCGACTTCTGCGGCGGCACGGGGGCGATCTCGCGCGAGTGCATCTGGCGGGGGGCGGACCCCTCGACGATCCACCTGCTCGACCTGAACCCCCGCTGCGAGGACGACCGCATCACGGTGTTCCAGGGCGACGCCCAGAACCTCGGGGCGATCTTCGGCGACGATCAGCCCGGATGCCACGGTCGGTACGACCTGGTCATCTGCCGACAGGCGGCGGCCTACCTGAGCTGGCACATCTACATGGTCTCCTGGCTCTACGCGCTCATCAAGCCGGGCGGGAAGCTGGTGTTCAACACCTTCGTCCGCCCCCGCTGGTCGGTGAAGACCTACAAGCACGAGGGCCGTCGCTTCTTCGAGGCGTCCGGCCACCTGCTCCGCCAGGTAGTCCACGTCCAGGCGTCGCCCGGCCTCGGCTACGACGTGACCCGGTTCCACTGGCACGACGAGGAGAAGCTGAAGCAGCGTCTCTCGGGCCTGTTCGAGGTGACCATCGAGACGCGGGGCCGCTCGCAGACGTGGACGTGCGTCCGGCGGGCTCGCTGATGCTCGAACGCATCGTGTTCTCGCTCATCGGCGGGTTGTGGTTGAGCGCCGCGATCCTGGGCGTCTTCCTGTTGAAGACCGCCTGGACCCACAGGGGGAGAGGATGAAGCTGCGCGACGAGTACGACGGGGCCGTGTGCGTGGTGACCGGGGCGACATCCGGCAACGGCGAGGCCCTGGCCCACCACCTCCATCGGCTCGGGGCGGATGTCCACGGGATCGGCCGCAACCGCGAGAAGCTCGAAGCCCTCTGTCGGCGTCGCATCAGGGCCTACCGGGCCGACCTCTCCGACCCCGAGGACATCGCGTTCCTGCTGTCCCACCTGCCGGGTCACATCGACTTCGTCTTCCACATGGCGGGCAACTCCATGACCGGGCACCACCCGGACCAGGTGCGTCGTCTGCGGGAGTCCGACTTCATCGGGCCGACGCGGCTGCTGGACGGGCTGGTGCGGCGGATGTCCTCGGGCACGGTGGCGGTGAACACGTCGGCGTCCGCTGCGATGCGGGACGTGCCTCGCCTGCTCACCTACCAGACGGTGAAGCGGGAGATGGTCGAGTGGTGGGCGACCAGCCGGGACTTCTACTTCGAGTCGCACGGCGTGAACCTGATGCTCATCTCGATGGGCCTGATCAGCACGCCGATCCGCCTCCAGGGCAGCCGGGGCCGAAGCGAGTGGCTCGTCAAGAAGCTGCCCGTCCCCGGCCCCCGCTGGTGGACGCGGCGAATCCTGCGAGACGCCGCGCTCAAGCGGCCCGTCTCGTATCCTGGCCTCGGGGCGAAGCTGGGCAAGCTGGACTTGCAGGGGCAGTACAAGATCAATCGTCTGGTGGACAAGGCGTCGGCGGTGTCGGCAGACCTGTGGCTCCGCCTGGTGGAGGGTGTGCGATGAGAGTTCTGATCACGGCAGGTGGCGTCTACGGGCCGCTCGACGACAACAAGCTGGTGGGCAACCGTGTCCGGGGCATCTGGGCGATGCGCTACGCCTTGCACCTGGTCGAGCGCGGGCACCAGGTCACCCTGTTCATCCCCGACACCCCGAAGATGGACGCGAGCACGTACTGCGGGCGGCCGGAGAACCTCACGGTCATCAAGCACGGCGGGTTCAGGAGCTACCACTTCCAGTGCGTCGTGATGGCTCCCCAGCACGACGCGGCCATCATGGCGGCGGCCGTGGTCAACTGGATTCCGGCCAGCCCCTACGTCGGCAAGATGACGACCAAGGGCTACAAGGCGGGCGACATCATCCAGGTCCCCTTCGTCCTCGCCCCTCGGGTGATCGAGGACATGAAGCAGGCGAACCCGAACCTCACGCTCATCGGCTGCAAGATGCTGGTCGGCTCGACCGAGGACGACCTGATCGAGGCCGCCTACGGTGTGCTGCTGCGGAGCCGCTGCAACGTCGTCATCGCGAACGACATGGGGCACGGCCTCAAGCGCAAGCTCCTGGTCTACAAGGACCGCTCCGCCCACGAGTACGACAACGACTTCGATGGGTTCTACGACGCCCTCACGGCCGTCATCGAGGACGAGCACTTCAAGACCGTCCGTTGGACCCCCAGCAACGGCAACGTGGCGTTGCGCACGAGCTGCTCAGCCGCCCGCAAGAAGTTCGACCGCATCGTCGAGCAGTACCGCGACCGCTTCTGCCCGGTCGAAGGCGGCCGGGTCTTCGGAGCCGTCGCCGTCAGCGTCAAGAACCAGGGCTGGCTCGTCTCGCCTCGCGAGAAGGGTGAAGCGTTCACGGCGGCCAATGCGACCCTGGTCAGCCTCGTGGACTGGAACAAGCGGGAGGTCCGGGTGCCGGAGGGCTGGAACAAGGCGTCGCTCAACGCCCCGCTGCTCATCCGGTGGGCCGCCTCCTTCATGCACGAGGCCGTCGTCCACTTCCACGACCAGGTGGAAGGTCTGCCCACCATCCCCTACGCTCCGCCGGGTACGGTGAGGGACAACGAGCGCACCATCTACGACTGGATGGAGGGTGGGTTCAACATCGAGGGCCACGGCTGCGTGCTGCCCCTCAAGGAGTAGCCGTTGAAGACCTTGTTCGTCGGGCTCGACATCGACAGCACCGTGATCTCGCACTGCTACCCGCACATGAACGGGCGGGACCTCGGGGCCGTCCCCTGGCTGCTGAAGCTCCAGGCCGAGTACCCCGTGGTGTTCTTGACGAACACGATGCGGAGCGGGGCCAGCCTGGAGCTGGCGGTGAAGTGGCTCACCGAACGTGGCATCGAGGTGGGCGGCCTGAACGCGCACCCGACGCAGCACGAGTGGACGGCGTCGCCGAAGGTCCACTGCCACATCTACATCGAGGACCGGGCCGCCGGGACTCCGGTGGACGACGACATGAACATCGACTGGGACCGATACGGGCCGATGGTCGTCGAGGCGGTGGACCGCTGGCACCACTTCTACGAGCAGAACGGGGCGAGTGCTACCGGGCCGGTCGGCGGCTCAGGGGGCGTCTCCGAGTAGTAGTGGAGACAGCAGCGGAGGTATCGCCCATGCCCAAGGTCGAAGCACACCACAAGAAGCAGCTCGCCGTGATGCGTGGCTGGCTGGAAGGCAAGGGCTACTACGTCGCGGCCAACGCCTTGGAGCTGGTCCGTGGCCTGGAGCAGGGCACCCGCAAGGACGGCGTCACCCCGAAGTTCGACCACCAGCTCTCGGTGGCTCGGTTCCTCTCGACCCTGACCCCGCACTTCCTCTACCCCGAGGAGGTGATCGCGGCGGCCTTCCTGCATGACCTGCTGGAGGACCACGGCGACGTGTGGACGCGGGAGAAGCTGGAGATGCAGTTCGGCACGCAGATCGCCGACGCGGTCTGGCGGCTCTCGAAGAAGTCCGATGGGCTGGTCAAGGACTACGAGCGGTACTTCCGCGACATGGGCGAGTGCCCCATCGCGAGCATCGTCAAGCTGACGGACCGGGCGCACAACCTCCAGACGATGCAGGGCGTCTTCACCTTCGAGAAGCAGGCCCGGTACGCCGACGAGGTCGCCGACTGGTTCCACCCGATGCTCCGGGTGGCCCGGCGCAAGTTCCCCCGCCAGTACCCCGCCTACGAGAACCTCAAGATCTTCCTGCTCTCGCAGTGCGGCTCATCCGGGCAATCCACGAGGCCGCTGCCGGGTAGGGGGCTCAGAATCGACCGTGGACCAGTAGTAGAGGCATGAGGCTGTTCATCCCCGAGATTGGCACCCGGCTCACGCTGTTGGCCGACTGGACCTTCGCGCTCCACTTCGAGTACCGGAACGAGAAGTTCGGGCGGAAGCTGCGCGTGGGCGTCAAGCGGGGAGCCTGCGGCGAGGACTCCTGGTGGAGGCTCAACTCGGATGACAGCGAGCAGGTGACCCTGCCCGCCGGGACCATCCTGTCGGTCAGCCGCATCTACGTCCGGCAGGGGTCGAAGGCGTCCGGCTACTCGTCCCTGTCCTTCCACGCCTGGGCTCCGCAGGAGAAGGGCAAGCCGAAGGGCCTCGGCCGCTTCTGGGTGAAGCTGGCCGACGCCAACACCATCGAGTGCGAGGTGAGCGAATGACCATCGGCCCCATGCTGGCTTGCGCCATCGGAGACGCCTACGGGGCGGGGTTCGAGTACGTGCATCCGAAGGCCGTCCGGGCGGGCAACGACCTTTCGACCTATCGGCCGCACCCGAAGTGGTCGAAGGTGAAGGGCGGCATCCAGCCCGGCCAGTACACCGACGACACGCAGATGGCCCTCGCCCTGGCCGAGCACCTGCTCGACAAGGGGCTGATCAACCACATCCAGGTGGCGACCCGGTTCGTCGTCGCCTTCAAGCGGGACCACCGGACCGGCTACGCCGGGGGCTTCTACAAGCTGCTCTGCGAGGTGCCGGACGGCGTCGCCCTGCTGGGCAAGCTGCTGCCCCACTCGTCGAAGAACGGCGGGGCGATGCGGGCCTTCCCCCTCGGCTACTTCGACGACCCGGCCATCGTCCGCGACCGGGCGATGCTCCAGGCGTCCATCACCCACGCGACGGCTCGCGGCATGGCGGCAGCCGCCGCCGCTGCGTTGGCCTTCCACTACTGCTACCACCAGGTCGGTTCGCGCGACGAGCTTCCGCTCTGGCTGGACGCACAGCTTCCCGGCTTCGACTTCGCGCGACCCTGGAAGGGTCAGGTGAAGGCGGACGGCGTGAACACGGTCAGGGCGGCTCTGACGGCCCTGATGAACGGCCGGGACCTGGCACACGTCCTGCGGCTCTCCGTGGCCTTCACGGGCGACGTGGACACCGTGGCGGCCATCGCGATGCCCATCGCCGCCGTCTGCCGGGACCTCCCGCAGAACTTCCCGCAGAAGCTCATCGACGGCCTGGAGAACGGCCCCTTCGGCCGCGACTACCTCATCGAGATCGACCGCAAGCTGGCGACGGACTTCCCCCGCAAGACCGACCGGGAGGCCCAGATGGAGGCCGCCCGCGAGGCGAAGCGGCAAGCACGAGCCGCCAAGCGGGCCGCTCCCGTTCCCGCCGTCGAGGCGGAAGACGACGAGGACGACGCCCCTGGTGCGCTCGACTGGCTGTTCGCGGACGACGACGAATGAAGGTCCACATCGAGATCGAGTTCGGGCCGAACTTCGAGCAGGAGGTTCGCGAGGCCATCGCCCACCTCCAGGGCCTCCTGCCGTCGCCCGTGAAGCCGAAGAAGCACCGCAAGCCCGGCCGGGTCCAACAGCAGGTGCTCGACATCATCAACAAGCTCGGCCCCGGCGAGACGATCACGACGCAGGGGGTCGCCATCGCCATGTTCGGCTTCTGCGACGACACGAACCGCAACAAGGCGTGGGGGCCTCTCAGCTCGCTGTGGCGTAGGGGGATGATCCGCAAGATGAAGCACGGGACGTGGGGCTCAGTGCCCTGATCTCGCCAGTGGTAGAGGGGACGACGGAGACACCATGAGCATCAGCCCCCTCGACCTGGAACGACTCGCGAGCCGCATCGAGCGACTCCAGCGCACCCGCACCCACGACTGGATGCCCGGCGACGGGATGGAGTTCAAGCGGCAGCTTCCCAGCGACCGCGTGCTGCACCGCGACCAGCTTCCCGACCCCGCGTTCCTTCGGGCCACGGCCAAGGGCGAGGGCGAGAAGGAGTTCACGGTGCAGGAGTACCGCACGGCCATCCAGCGTTGCCTGCGGATGGAGAGCCTCATCTCCCGCAACAAGCCCACCAGCACCGCCCGGATGATGTACGACATCAAGCGAGGGAGGCCGCCCGGCTTCCGACGCTGATCCTTCTATCCCGGCCCGGAGGTAGAGCCTGCCGCTCGCAGGAGGTCTGCCCGTGGCCGAGGGAATCCAGCTTCGCCTGACGCACACCGGGGTCAGTGCGTCGAACCTGATGCTCGACGACATCCGCTCGGAGCCCTCGCGGCGTGGGCTGACGCCGGAGTTCGTCTACCTCCCTGCCCCGACGATTCGCGGGGCGGGCGGCAACGACCCCGTCTGGGCTGTCTGGAAGGGGAACATCCGGCAGTACCAGTACAGCGCCAACGACGAGACGACGCACGTCTTCCACATGCCCCACGACTATGCTCCGGGCACGGATGTCTACATCCACGTCCACTGGTCGCAGATCGTGGTGGACACTGGAGGCGGCGGGGGGTCCCCCGGCGACGTGGAGTGGTTGTTCGAGGTGACGTGGGCGAAGGGCCACAACCAGGCGGCCTTCGGCACGAACGTCACGCCGTCCGTCACGCAGACGGCGAGCGGGACGCAGTACCAGCACATGATCGCCGAGGTGCAGCTCTCGGCGGCAGCTCCGGCGGCCGACCAGCTCGACACGGACGACCTGGAGGTGGACGGGAACTTCGTCGTCCTGGTGAAGCGGTCGAACGGTGGCGCGGATACCCTCGACCAGGACCCGTTCGTTCACTTCGTGGACATCCACTACCAGAGCACGGGTATCCCGACGAAGAACAAGGTCAACGACTTCTACACCTGATGGTGACGTGAGGCGGACGCGATGACGACAGCGAATACAGACCCGCGTGAGGAACTGGCGATCCGGTTCCTCCTCGCCGAGGACGACATCGAGCAGGCTCGCCAGAAGCAGGCGATGTCCCCGGCGATGCGGGGCGTCCTGACCGACCTGGCAGCTCTCGACGAGCTGGCGGGCAACATCGAGGGTGTCGTCGAGACGTTCAACATGCACGTCCGCACGGCGGCGGGCATCCCGACCGACATCAAGTCGCAGATCGACGCGGTGGCGAAGGCCCGCAACGGCCTGGCGGCGGCGAAGAAGCTCAAGGAGCAGGTGGCCTCCATCATCGAGCTGTTCCCCGAGGACAAGACCGCAGCACGGGCCGCGAAGGACGCCGACGTGATGGTCCGGCGGTTCGAGAAGGCGGCGGCGAACGCGGCGAAGATGATCCGGGGCCTCTCGAAGAAGGCCTGGCCCGCCGCCCTCAAGGCCCTGGTCCCGAAGATCACCCGGAAGATCAAGGCGAAGCTCGAAGACCCGAAGACGCTCCAGGTGCTCCCGTGGACGGTGGAGGACACCGTCTACGGCCACTACGGCCGAGACACGAAGGGGGCGGCCTTCCAGGCGGTGTTCCGCATCGACAAGGGCAACGGCAAGAAGGCCGAGACCATCGTGCAGGAGAGCACGATCCGGCGGGAGCCCCCCTACCTGGCGCAGATGGGCATGAGGTCGGCGGCCACTCCTGCGAACGCCGCCGACCACTTCCTGAAGCAGCTCCTCGGCTGGCCTGGCCTCAAGGGCGAGGGCGCGGCCACGGACGACCGCATGGCGGTGGCCCGCCATGTGTTGTCGGTGGTGCATGGCTGGGCCTGGAGGCAGGGGGACCTCTACGGCCGGGACGGGCAGATCGAGGACTCCGGTCTGACGGTGAGCCACAGCTTCCGCAGCGGCGGGGTGCGCTGGGAGGATGAGGACCTCGGCCGTCGCGAGACGGACCAGCATGATGTGGAGGCCAGGTACACCGCCGCGCTCAAGAAGCGGCTCGGCGGGCTGATGGGCGGCATCAAGCAGGTGGAGGTGAGCTACGGCGACGGCGGCTGGTACTCGATCTGGGTCCAGATCAAGACCAAGGCGAGGCTCACGAAGCGGGCGAAGTCGAACGCGAAGGTCGTCGAGGTGCCGAACACCTTCCACAAGGTGGTCGTCGAGCCGCCGAAGGCGAAGCGCAAGGAGTTCCCCTTCGAGGGCTACATCGACTTCCAGGGCCTCAAGATCGACGTGGAGAACGTCAAGGGCTCGACCAGGTCAGGCACCGGCCCCGAGGGGGACTGGTCCACGTACATGCACGCCCACTACGGCGAGATCCGGGGGACCGAGGGGACGGACGGCGACAAGCTCGACGTGTACGTCGGCGACAACCACGACAGCTCCATCGTCGTCGTCATCCACCAGCACAACCCGGCCACCGGGAAGTACGACGAGGACAAGGTGATGATCGGCTTCGACTCCATCGAGGAAGCCATCGGGGCCTACAAGAAGCAGTACGACCGGCCTGGCTTCTACGTCGAGGACGAGTACACCGAGATGCCCATCGGCCAGTTCTGGCGGTGGGTCAAGGACGGCAAGAAGAAGGGCAAGAAGGTCACCGGGGGCCGCCGTGGCCCGCCCAGCGAGACGGGCTCCGCCGCCATGCTCAAGCGGCAGGGGTTGACTCCCGTGGACGTGTTCTTCGGTCAGGCCCGAGAGCACCGCCGCCCGATGGTCTACCTGGGTGACGGCATCCAGGACCGCAAGGGGAACATCTGGTACTTCGTCGGCGTCACCGGGGAAGGCAAGGCCATCCTGGCCGAAGACGAGCGGGAGATGAACCGGCTCCACCGGCAACTCATCGAGGACCGCAAGCACGTCGTCACGGCGGCGACGCAGCAGATCGCCTCGACCTGGTGGCGACGCCTGGCGGGCAGGGGGGATGACCCGCTCTCTCCCCGCGAGCAGAAGGACATCGGCAAGGCCAACGTCTACCTCATGGACGTGGCGGCCCTGGCCGCCTGGCGTGAGAGCGCCGGGCGGGTGGCCCGAGTGCTGCGCATCACGATGGGCGAGGTCCGCAAGCGGTTCAAGCAGGACGGCTGGAGCCTGGACTACCGCAACAAGGCGTACCAGCGGCGGGACGCCCGCTTCTACGCGGTGAGCTTCACCCACTGGCGGCACACGGGCGGGGCGGGCGAGTACGTCGAGGTGACCTGGTACACGGGCGTCCCCGGCCGTCGCTGGGAGTCGAAGAACTTCGAGGGCAAGTCCGCCCTGCGCGACGCGGTCGCGCTCGGCAACAAGATGAAGCCGGAGGCCGACCGGATCTCCGCCGAGGAGCTGGGCGAGAGCCCCGAGGGCAAGCTCGCCTCGAAGACGGCGGGCCGGACCTACCTGCTCGACCTTCGCCGAGCCCGGATCGCGAAGGCGGACTGGATCGACAAGGCGAAGGCAGGGGCACAGGTCATCCTGAAGCCGATGCGGAACGTCTCGGGCGACTGGCGGTGGACGGTCTACGAGAAGGCGGCGGACGGCGTCTGGAACCCGAAGTGGCTGTTCACCCGCAAGCCGTACCCCGAGCCGCCCGAGTACGACCTGCTCGACCACGTCCGGTGGTTCAAGCCGAACGCCCGTGCTCTGCCGAAGAACGGCACGGCTCCGGGCAGCAGCCCCTACGACGGCTCGACCTTCTACGAGGATCTCAAGTACGACCGGGTCTTCCAGTTCCAGAAGAGCCTGTTCAAGCCGATGGGCAAGACGGCGGCCCGCATCAACTGGAACGACATCAAGGGCTACGCCGAGGGCAAGCCCGGTGCCATCAACGCGGCGAAGGTCGTGCTCAGCAACCTCCTGGCGATGCTCCGGGCCGTGCAGTGGAACCACCTGACGAGCCACTGGCAGATCGGCGGCGACTCCAGCTACGGCGACCACCTGCTGTTCGAGCGGATGTACGACCAGGTCGTCAAGGAGACCGACATCTTCGCCGAGAAGCTCGTGGGATCCTACGGCATCGCGGCGGTGGACGCCCGCGAGCAGGCGAAGCTCATGGCCTTCACCCTGCACCAGTGGGACATCGGCTGCCCGTTCGAGCGGGGGCTCCTGGTCGAGAACACCCTGATGGTCAACATCAAGGACGCCCTCGACGCGATGGAGGACATCGGCCAGCTCTCGCTGGGCATGGACGACTTCCTGCGCACGATGGCGAACGACCACGAGACGCACCTGTACCTGCTCCAGCAGCGTCAGGGCGGCGTCAAGATGGCCTCGGCCCTGGGTCGGGGCAAGATGGCCGAGAGGCGCAAGCAGAGGGCCTTCATGGCCCGGTGCCTCATCCGCCTGGCCGCGCAGGTCGGCACGGACACGGCCAGCATCTACGCCATCGCTCCCGAGCAGCTCCAGCGGCTCATCGGCGGCGGCAAGTGGGCCGAGCGGTGGGCGGACGGCAAGTTCGAGGACGCCGACACCCTGCTCCGGCAGCACGGTGGGGCGGTCTGGCACACCGGGGCGGACGGCTCGTTCGACGTGGAGGTCGAGGGGTCGGCCCAGCCGGGCAAGGGATTCCTGGCCCCCTACGGCACGGCGGGCTTCGCCGAGGCCATCGAGAAGCTGGCCTCCGAGGTCATCAAGACGGCGGGCTGGTGGAGCATCGGCGACGGGGACTCCGGCGGCGGCATTCACGCCCCCCCCGACTACGAGGGTGGCCTGATGAACGCCATCCCCGGCCACCACGAGGACGAGGAGCTGTACGGCGGTGACGGCCCGGCGGACGTGATGGACGCGGCTCTGGCCGACATCGACCTGCTGTACCGGCAGTCGTGGGGCCGGGGCATCAAGCCGAAGGAGATCGACGGGGTCTTCGACTTCTGCGCGAACCCCCGCAAGGACGGCACCATCCAGATGAACGGGTGGGTCCCCTTCGCGGCGGAGCGGATGGGGATGTCCGAGGCCGACCTGGTGTCGGCCGACTGGGAGGCCCTGATGGCGATGAAGCAGGCGGACATCGATCTGCGCAACTCGCCCTCGAACCGGCCTCGCGGGTACGACAACCCGGACTCCTACTTCACCCCGCAGTCGCTCACCGCCTTCGACAAGAAGGTGCGGGACGCCCTGCTCAACTCCGAGCGCGGGAACATCGACTTCAAGGCGGCCCTGGAGGTCTGACATGCACCCGAGCGTCGAACGACTCGCCCGCAGGTTCGTCCAGGCTGCCCGGAAGGGGCCGTCGATCACCGTGGGAGACGTGCAGGACGCGGGGCACGTCGCGGTGATGGCTCTCCGCAAGGCCCTGCCCGGCATCCACTATGACCTGGAGAGCCGGAGTTCAAAGACCTACCCGAGCTACGGGAGCTACAAGTTCAGCCCGGCCCCCGAGGCGGCCTACCTCCGCTACCAGCTCCCCGATACGGGCGTGTTCATGGGCGTCTTCACGACCCCCAAGATCCCGCTCCAGGTCTACTGGGACGTGCCGCGCAAGACCTACAAGGCGACCTCCTTCAACGCCGAGCAGAAGTTCCGCAACATGGCCGGGGCCATCGCGTTCATGGGCAACGCGGCCAAGGTCACGACGCTCATCCGCAAGGGCCTGCGAACCATCGACAAGGGCGAGGCTGCCTTCTTCGCGGGCAAGCTGACCCCGGAGGCGGTGGTGAACCGGGCTCTGAAGGTCGAGGCCCGGTTCGAGGTCGTGGACGAGTGGCACTTCACCAAGCTCGAAGTCACGCTGATGATGCGGACGGCGAAGAAGGTGCCCGCCAAGCTCATCGAGAAGTGGCTCAAGGACAACTGGAGCCAGGTCCAGGCTCTCGCCCCCTCGAAGACGCCCCGGCCTGCCGGTGCCCCGTCGCGCTACGCCTCGAAGACCGCGTGGGACGACGATGACGACTACTACGACGATGACTACGACGACGATGACGACTACGACGACGGCAACACCGACTGGATGATGGACTACCCGGCCGAGGGCCTCGGGTGGCTCGTCCCCAGCAGGCTGGCCTACTCGGAGATCGAGCAGGGGTGGCACATCCGGCAGGAAGGCCGCCGGGCGTTCTGCCACGGGGCGGCTTCACACCGCTAGCCCTCGATCCCGAACTCCTTCATCACCTGCTCGGCGATCTCGTTGACGCCGTTCAGCCCGAGTTCCTCTCGGCGGTTGCCGACCCTGCGCACCAGCTCCCTGAACGCCTCCGGGTGGGGCGCATCCTGGCAGGGGCACCGCTCCATCGTCCCGATGGCGACGACGGTCTTGTCCATGCCCTCGTAGGCCATGACGGCGTGTCGGGGCGTCCTCGCCCCGAAGACGTGGAGGATCTTGAGGGTGACCTCCACATGGTTCTTCGCGGCTCGCCATCGCTGGCAGCAGAGTGGCTCCATGCTTCGACTACCCCCAGAGCGGCTCCAATGAGCCCCGCAGGTAGGCCTTCGCCCGCATCTTCCGGCCGGTCTGGTGGTCGGTCACCTGGTCCCGCTGGAGGGCGATGGTCCTCCGCTTGTCGCCGCGCATCCCGCTGCCCACCTGTGCTCTTCGCCGCGAGTTTCTTGCACCACGAGCCCGGTCGGCCTGGTTGGCCGCCAGGCGGGAGCGGAGCACGTCGAGGGCAGCGGCCTTGTTCTGGTGCTGGCTCCTCTCGTTCTCGCAGCGGACGGTCAAGCCGCTGGGCTTGTGGGTGAGCTGGACGGCAGAGTCGGTGGTGTTCCGGTGCTGACCGCCTGCCCCTGACCCCCGACAGGTCTTCCACTCCAGGTCGCGGGGGTTGATGTCCAACGCTCGGCGTTCGGGCACAGCCAGGACGGCGACCGTCACGGTGGACGTGTGGACCCGGCCCCGCTTCTCGGTCGGCGGGACGCGCTGCCATCGGTGGCCCCCGGCCTCGTGCCGGAAGGCGTGCTGGGCGTTCTTGCCGGTGACGATGAGGGTCACCTGCGAAGCGAGGGCCTCGACGAGTTCGAGGTCAAAGACACCTCCGCTGGCAGAACTTCGTGTAGAGGGCGAGCTGCTCGCGCACGAGCAACTTCGCGTCCTGGCCGCCTTCAGCGGCTCGAATCTCGATGATCACCTTGTCCATGTTCTTGCTCCGCTACCACAGGTTGTTGCGGGGCCGGGCGTGCGACAGGATCGACACCTCGTCCCCGAGCAGGTCCGCACCACGGCGGACGAGCCGGTTGAGTTCGCGGACCGAAGCCCGCAGCCGGTAGATCCGGTTGCGAGCGCCCCAGTTGCACATGCCCCGGTCACGCCGAGGAGCGCCGTGGCGACGCTTCGAGCAGGTGCAGCCGAGGGTCCCGGCCCAGTAGTTCAGGGAGTGTTCCGCCTTGTGGCCCTCGGGAAGCTCCCCGTCGTACCACTGGCGGATGAAGTCAGAGCGGCGACGCCTTGCGACCGTCTCGGTGAGACGGCGACGGCGGCCACGACGCGATTCGATGTCCATGCGGCTCTCCACGATGAGCGGGCGCTACCCGCTCGGTTGTGAAGTGCTGGACGTGGATCGTGGTCATGGTGCCGCTCTGACGAAGGCTACAGGCCGGAGAGGAGGGCGATCAGCTCGGCCTTCTTCATGCTGGAGTAGCCGGTGTGGCCCTGCTCCTTGGCGAGGGCCTTCAGCTCGGAGACCTTCATCGACTCGTAGTCGGGGGTGGCCTCCGGGGTCGGCTCGGGGGTCGGCTCGGGGTCGGGGGTCGGCTCCGCCTCGTCCTCGGACATGGCGGCCTCGAAGGTGGCCCGGCCAGCAGCCTCGGCGGCGGCCTGACGGGCGGCGACCCCGGCGGCGTTGGCGGCCTTGCGGCGGTCCTCCCGCTCCTTGAGGCGGGCGGCCTGCGCGGCCTTGCGGGCGGCCTTCTCCTCCTTCGCCTTGTTCTTGCGGGCCTCGGACTCGTCCCGGCGGGCCTGCTTCGCGGCGGCCTCGTCGTCCCAGGGGCGGAGCAGGTCGGGGGAGAGATCCTCGCCCTGCTGCGTGAACGCCGCGACCACGGTGGCTCGCGGATACGAGGATGCCTGGACGGTTCCGTCCTTCACGCGCTTCACGACCTTGCTGGCGAATCGGGGCCTCATGGAATGCCTCCTGTGCAACTCCCGATAGTACCCGAGCAGGGGGATTTGTAGAGCCCCCCAGCGGGTAGACGGGCCAGGAGGTAGTCATGTCAGCGACCGCCATGCAGACCAACGCGACCGACACGAAGACCGCTTCGTCCCTCTCCACGCTCGCCGAGATGGACCAGGGGACGCTGTTCACGGCCATCGTCCAGAAGATGGGCGACGCCCGTGGTTCGGCCGGGTCCAAGGTCATCTACGGCGACGACCAGGTCCACGTCCTCGTCTGGACGGGCTTCTCCTACCGGGCGCTCATCGCCCGGTCGCAGAAGATGCTCAACCAGCAGCTCGCCAAGGGCGGCTACATCGAGCGGCTGGCCCGAGCGACCCTGGAGGAGCACGAGGGCACGACCATCGAGGACGTGTGCCACGCGCTTCAGGAGGTCCGCGAGTGGTTCCGCCGCATCATGGCGGACGGGGGCGGGTGCCACCCGCCGAACGGTGCCCCTCCGCTCGGGGTCGTGTGGGAGCCGCTGGAGATCGACGGCGTGAAGGTCCGGGGGAGCCGCGTCTACACCGGCCCGGCTCGGCCGGAGGTGCCTCGCTCCCCGAAGCCGGGGACCATCTACGTCCAGGGCGTGAAGCTCGGCGAGAAGGTGGTGACCCCGGCCCCGAACGGGAAGTGGCGGCCCAACAGCAAGCCGAAGACCCTGGCGAAGAACATCATCAAGGAGTCGCTGCCGATCGGCCTCTACTGCCAGTACCGGCTGGAGCCGGAGCGCGTGTCCGAGGTGGCGGTCGGTGGGGCGGCAGCGAAGGCGGCGAAGGAAGCTCGCATCGGCATCGACCCGGACGCCCTGCGCTCCCTGTTCAAGATCGCTCCGTAGCGACCGCGTTCCACCGCTCCTTGTAGCCGGGCGGGCTCTTGACGACTCGCAGGCGCATGTCCGGCGGGACCAGGATGTACGCCTTCACCTCGAAGCGGCCCGACACCGAGCACGTCCCCCGCGAGTAGCGGATGAGCAGGATGTACTCGGGGTGCGCCTTCGCCAGATGCAGCAGCCAGACATCCCGGCTGTAGAGGTGGACCTTGCGGCGCAGCCGCTTGACGAACTTCGCAGCCGTCAGGGTCTTCGGCCGCTTGAAGTAGGTGCCCGGAGTCCCTCGCCGGGTCCGGCGGTAGACCTTGCCCGGTTCCGTCTCGTGGGCCTCGACGGCCATCGTCCTACTCCGGGGTCGGGACCGTGGCGAAGGTGGTCGCGACGAAGGCGAGCTGCTCGGCGGTCCGGTCCTTGATGGCCTGGTGGAGGGCGGCGTAGGCGGCCTCGGGTGTGGGGTGCTTGTCCCCCTTGCACTCCTTCCCGAACACGTCGCACCCGAACTGCCAGACCGCCTCTGCGGCGGGCTGGTCGCCCTTCGCCTCCTTGGCGATCAGGTGGAGCACCTTCAGATCCTTGAACCAGAAGTGGCCGCCGTTGGGCCGGTCCTTGATGGTCGCCTTGGCCTTGCAGCCGTCCTGCGCACAGCCGGTGTAGATGTCCACGATCTCCCAGACAAGGCCCGTGACCTTGAGGCCCTGGAGGGCCGCCACCATGATGCTGATGGCGTAGGGGGACAGCGAGAGGTTCTAGTTGGCTCGTCCCTCCATCGTCAGTGGGCCTCGGCCAGGAACTCGGTGACCCGGTCGGCCATCGCGAGGACGGTGGAGTCGGAGGCGTTGATGACGTTGTCCCAGCCCCAGCCCCCGGCCATGTCGAGGACCTCGAACTGCTGCTCGATGGTCAGGGTGGACTCCCGCGAGGGGTGCAGGTTCTCGAAGAGGACCCGGTAGGCGTCGTTCTCGGCGGGCCGCTTGCGCCGCTCCGGGGTCGCGGTCGTCTGGAAGGGCAGGCTGATGACTCGGGCGGTGCTCACGTTCGGCTCCATCGTTCCAGGCCGTTCGGCCGGTGCTGCGGGCGCTACAGGTCGATGACGACCACGCCTCGGTTGCTCTCGTCGTCCTCGTCGTCCTGCTCCGGCTGCGGGGTCCAGCCGGGGGGCGGCTGGGGGACCGGGAGCCGCAGGCAGGGTCGCTGCGGGTTGTACTTCTGCGGGTTCTGCTCGCGTCGGAGTTCTTCGAGTCGCTTCTGGATCTGGTAGGCGGTCATCGTGTTCTCCGTCGTCCACCCCTACTACTGGCGACTTCTCCGTTCTGAGCCCCCTACGCGGCCTTCGCGGCCTGGAGGGCGATCTTGATGGTGAAGGCGTCGCACTTGCGGCCGGAGCCGTCGCGGACGCGGGTGAGGCTGACGGGGTAGCGGCGACGGCGGGTGTTGATGCCCGTGATCTTCATGTCCTCGCCGCCGATGTTGACGACCTTGCCCCAGCAGTCGGCGGGGAGGTTGAACCGCGCGGCCTTCGCGGCGAAGTCGGCGGGGATGCCGGAGCCGTCGCCCGCCTGCACCTTGAACGCGAACCGCAGCGAGAGGCTGTTGCCGTCCCGGTCGTAGGAGCCGGACAGGCGCTCGACGCTGATGTTGTGCTCGGCCGCGACCGCCTGGAGGGCGGCGAGGGCGGCGTCGCCCACGGTCTGGCGGGCGGGCTTGGTCTTGAAGCTGCGGATGGTGCGGGCCATGTGGTCGTCCTCGGTTCGTGTCTGCCCCTACTACTGGTGGTGCCCCGGTTCTGAGCCCCTGTCGATTTTTCGCTGCCAGGGCTCAGAACGAAACGCCTGCCAGTAGTGGGGATGCAGGACGGGATTGACCGTCCACTGGAACGCGGGAGAGACAGCCCGCCTCGGAGACGACATGAGCCGCAGCACCAACGCCAACTCCGCCCTCATCGCCGCCATGCTGGCGAGCGGCAAGGTCGGCACCTTCACCGGCCTCGTGACCACCAAGCGGGGAGCCGAGCGCGGCCCCAAGGGCAACAAGGTCACCTACGGCAACGACACCGTCCACGTCTGCCTCTTCACCGGCTTCAAGTACGCCGGGCTGGTCGAGCGCAGCCTGGAGGCCCTGGCCGAGATCGACGACGCCGACGTACTCGCCGATGCCCTGGAGGACGGCGTCAAGGCGTGGTCCGGTCGCGGCAAAAAGGCGGTCCAGATCGACCTGACCCTGGCCGACATCCAGGCCGCCCGCGCCGAGATGGTCGCGAGCTTCGAGAGCACCCTGGCGGGGACCAACGAGTCCTCCAACGACCACGTCTTCGAGCCGCTGGTCGTCAAGGGCAAGCCGGTGCGCGGTGGCCGCGTCTACCAGTGCGTCGCCGACGACCCGGCCCACGAGTGCAAGTGCCGCGACTGCACGGGCGACCGCAAGGCCCCGCGCCCCGGCACCATCAACGTGCAGGGCCTCAAGGTCAGCAGCCGGGTCATCACCCCGGCCCCGAACGGCCCGCTGCCCCCGAGCAAGTCGGCCCCGAAGTCGGTCGCGAAGCGCCTGCTCCGCAGCCGCCTGCCCATCAGCCGGTACGTCAGCTACCGCCTGGAGCCGGGCACCGACTTCCTGCTCCGCGTCGGCGGAACCGCCCAGGTGGCGGCCGAGAAGGACGGCATCGTCTTCACCAACGACATGCGCGACGCCATCCGCAACAGCCAGGCCGCCTGACCCGTCCCCCGGACGCGGGGCTCAGAACCCCGCGTCCGGCAGTTGTAGATGCGGACGACGGAAGGACGACCCGATGACCGCCCCACGACTCGCGACAAGCTCAAGGCCGCCCACATGCAGGCTGCCGACGAACGGTGGGAAGCCGCCATCGAGGACGCCCGCCGGTTCCTCTGCTACGACCGCCGCACCTACCCCAGCTTCCAGGCCACCGAGGCCACCGACGCGCACGACGCGAAGGTCCGCGAGTTCGCCCGCCTCATGTTCAGCGTGTGCGGGCAGACCCGGTTCAAGGCGTTCGGCGGACTGGGCCACGGCTTCGGCCTCCAGATGAACAGCTACACGGGCGAGGTGGGCTACAGCGCGGTCGCCCTGATGGAGTTCGTGCGCTACTTCATCGGCCACGAGATCCTCGACGACGGCGAGCCGGGCATCGGCTACTACCGCTCCGTGATGATGGACCGCGACCACCCCGGCGAGAGCTACGTCCTCTGCGGCCCGGACCACGAAGACGCCCTGCCCTACTTCCACCGGAGCATCGACGTGCTCCGCA